TGGTGAAATCGAAATCAACTTAGGCGACATGGCTAAGAAGATGGAAGAGATGGCATATAGAATTCAGGAGATGGAAAAGAAGATGATGAAAATGGAAGAAACAATGATGCCTCCGGTTGATTCCGAAGTAACAGAAGAAGTTGCAGGAGTTAAAATGGAAGAAGAAGAGTTACCAAAATTAGATGGTGCTCCTGTTGATGAAGCTAGATTTTCTGCAATCGAAATGAACAAAAAGAATTATGGTAAGAAGGTAGTGGATGCACAATCTTCATTCCTTTCTAAACTATACAAATAAATTATTAACCCCTATTCAAAAGGAAAAACAATGAAAAAAATTCAAAACTTTGCGAATCCAACAATCAGCAATAGTACCTATGCCGGTGAAGCCGCTTCAGGATACATCGCAGCAGCGTTGTTAAGTGCAAACACTTTGGACAAGAAACTTGTAACTATCATGCCAAACGTGAAGTACAAATCTGTAATCCAAAAGTTAGCAGTTGCATCTTTAGTAAACGATGCAAGTTGTGATTTCGTAACAAACACAGGTTCAGTGACAATTTCTGAACAAGTATTAACTCCAAAAGAGTTACAAGTAAACTTACAATTATGTAAGCAAGAGTTCGTAGCATCATGGGAAGCTTTACAATTAGGTTTCTCTGCATTTGATGAAATCCCTAAGAACTTCAATGATTTCTTAATCTCTTATGTTGGTGGAAAAGTTGCAGAAGCAACTGAACAAAACATTTGGCAAGGAACTGCAACTAATGGTTCTTTCCCTGGATTCCAAACTTTATTATCTGCTTCAGTAGCAGCAGGTGGTGCAGGTGCGGTATTACCAGCAAGAAGCACTGGTGGTTCTTCTGATATCGTTTCAGGTTCAATCACTACATCAAACGTATTTTCTAAATTACAATCAGTAGTAGATACAATCCCTGCGACTGTTTATGGTAAGCAAGACTTATTATTGTATGTACCTACTAACGTAGCTAAAGCATACCAAGCAGCAATGGCTGGTGGTGCAGCAGGTGCGAATGGTTGGAATAACAATTACAATGTTGGAGAAAAACCATACAACTTCAATGGTGTTGAAATCGTATTATGTCCAGGTATGAGTGATTCTAAAATCGTAGCAGCACAAAAATCTAACTTGTTCTTCGGTACAGGTTTAATGAGTGACTTCAACGAAACAAGAGTTATCGACATGGCTAACATTGATGGTTCTCAAAATTATAGAGTAATTATGAGATTTACATCAGGTGTTCAGTTCGGTGTTGGTTCTGATATCGTATACTACGGAGCATACTAATATTTAATAACTAATTTAAAACTTAATCAATATGGCTTGTAATTTAAGCGCTGGTAGACAGGAAGTTTGTAAAGAATCAATTGGTGGTATACAAGGTGTATACTTTATCAACTACACAACAGGTTCTTTCGTTTCTGCTTCAGCAATGACGACTGACCCACAAGGTCTAATTACATCGTTACCTGCAAACTCAACTTTATATTATTATCAGTTGAAAGGTACAAGCGCATATACTGAGACTGTTAATACTTCAAGAGAAAATGGTACTACATTCTTTTCACAAGAGTTAGTATTAAACTTAAAGAAATTAACAAACGAAATGAGCACTCAATTAAAATTGATGGCTTATGGTAGACCTCAAGTGATTGTTTGGACTAATAATGGTGATGCATTTTTAGCAGGACAAAAATTAGGAATGGATGTTACCGCAGGTACAATTCAAACTGGAGCGGCATTAGGTGACCTTTATGGTTATTCTATTACTTTGACAGGTACAGAACAATACCCAGCTACATGGATTTCTGGTTCGAATACACAAACAGCATTAACACCAGGTGTGTTAAATGGTTCAACTATCGTATATAGCTAATCAGTATAGCGTTCAAAATATTAATGGGATTATCATTTATTTGGTAATCCCATTTTTTATGCGTATATTTGTTCTAACTATTATTAGATAATTTAGTGTTATTACTAGATAAACAATAGATAAATGCTATCATATCATATATCACAATCAAATGAATACACATTTAGAACAGAACCAACTGCTTCTAATGTATTTACAATGAGTATGCAAGACATGTACACTTTACAAAACCTTACGATGTCTATGTCTGACATTACATTTGAAGGATACGAATCTTATATTTCATTTACAGGAAGTATATCAGGTGCGATTGTAGGTAGTGAATATAGATTAACATTATATAACCAAGGAGCTAGTGATGCTATATGGCATGGTTCTTTACAATGTTATCAATCATCAAGTGTAGACAAATCAATATACGATAACCAAATACCGCCAGTAATATCACATGCTAGCGAAAACAGATATATAATACTTCAGTAATATGAAAAAACAAGAAAACTTTGCAATTATTAATGTAAATAACAATCAACTTCCTATGATACAGGAAGATACAAAGACTCGTTATACATGGATTACTTTTGGTGTTTATGGACACGATGATTTCTTTGATTCAGTAACTTTAACTTACAATGTATCTACAACTAATGCTGCATGTATTGAAGGTATTGCTGATTTAATATATGGTAAAGGTATTTACTCAAAAGACCAAACTAAAAATGAAATGTTACAAAAGTTAATTCCACAGGAAGAAACTAAAAGAGTAGCATTTGATTTAAAGTTGTATGGTAATGCAGCTTATCAAGTTTATTGGAACGCTGACCATACTAAAATAGTAAAGATGTATCATGTTCCAGTTCAAACACTTCGTGCAGAGAAAATACACAATCCTAAAATTGAAAACTATTATTATTGTATTGATTGGAATGACCAGAGAAAAATTAAAGATAAAAAGAAAATACCTGCGTTTGGCACTTCTAATGAGAAGATGGAAATACTCTACATTAAGAATTATTCACCAGGTTTATATTACTATTCTTTGCCAGACTGGGTGTCTGCAATGCAATTCGCAATAAGTGAAGGTGAAATCTCTAATTTACACTTAAATAATATTACTAATGGTTTCTTACCAGCAGTAATGTTAAACTTTAATAATGGTGTACCTGCTCCTGAAGAAAGAGAAACAATTGAAGATTTAGTACAAGCTAAATTTACAGGAACAGATAACGCAGGAAGATTTATGTTATCATTCAATGATGACCCTGCAACTAAACCAACGATTGATGTAATTGATATAACTAACTTACATGAGAAATATCAATATGTTGCAGATTATACACAAGATAGAATATTGGTGGCACATAGAGTAACATCACCTTTATTGTTTGGTATCAGAACACAAAATAATGGTTTCTCTTCACAATCAGAAGAAATGAAAACTGCATTTAGTATTTTACAAACAATGACAATATCTCCATTCCAAAACTTAATATTAAATTCTTTGGATGCAGCATTGACAGAAGGTGGATATGATGGATTTGAATTATACTTTGAACAATTAACTCCATTAGTATTGTTATCACAAACTGCAGAAGAAACTGGTAAATCAGTAGCACAGGTTGAAGATGAAACAAATAAATCTATGGAAAATCCTGCAACGCAAGAGAATCCAGGAGACCAAACAATTCAAGAAGGTTTAGAAACTGAACCTATACCAAATGTAAGTTTCGGAAATGCATTTTTTCAAAAAGAATACGAAATATTTAAACAATAATAAACTATGGCATACGCTTTATTCATAAACAGAAATGATATAATTAAAAACACTCCTTTACAGGGTGCGATAGATGCAGATGCTCTATTACCATTTGTAAGAACTGCGCAGGATAAATACTTAAAGAATCTTTTAGGTACTGTCTTATTTGATTATCTTCAAGCGCAAATACTTGCAAACAATGTAGATAATCTTTCTGATTATTATCAGGATTTGTTAAATGATTATATTAAGAATGCATTGATTTGGTATACGACAGTAGAATATATTCCATTTAGTTCTGTTCAATTTAAATCTAATGGTGCAGTAAAGCAACAATCTGAACAAGGTATTGCTCCAACAAAAAGTGAGATTGATTATTTAAAAAATCAAACTCAAACTAATGCTGACTATTATGCATTGAGATTACAAAACTATTTGATTGCATATTCTCAATTCATACCACAATACTTACAATCAGTAGGTAATCAAACACAAATCTATCCTGACCAAAGTAACCAATACTTCGGTGGAATACAACTTTAAAATAAATGAGTGCAATAGTTCAAAATACAAATGTAAACTATACGAACTACTATAATCTGATTAATTTCTTTTCAGAGTATATGGCTCAACACCCTTCTATTGCAGGAGTTGCGAATGAAGATATTGAAGAGTTTGATGAAAGAGAATTTCCTACATACCCTGTAGCGAATGTAACTATACCAGGTACAAGATTTACTAAAAATACAACAGAATGGGATGTCCAAATTCTTATTGCTGATAAGTATAAGAATAAAGATAACGAATCAAATCCAAGAACGAATGATATAAGTGTTCCGTTTTATGGCGTTGAAGATAAAATGGATGTATGGGCAAACCAATTAGCAATAATGAATGATGTAACATCATTTATACAAAGAGGTGTTAATGGTTTTGAAATCAATGGTGAGATAAGATGTAAACAATTCCACGAAAGATTTGATTCTGGTTTAGCAGGATGGGTAGTAACTTTTACTTTAACAACACACAACGATAAGAATCGTTGCTTATTTGAATTATATCCAAGTTAATATGGCAACACCAATTATACATAACACAGGAACGAACTATACTCTGTATTACAATGTAGTTAATTATTTTAAAACTATAATGAGTAATCATCCTTCTATTGAAGTTGTTTCATTAGGAGATTTATGGGATTTTGGTGAAAGAGAATTTCCTCAATATCCTATTGCTAACATTCAAATATTAGATGTTGACTTTGGAACTTCCGTAACTAACTTTAAAGTTCAGTTAATGATTGCAGACAAAGTTAAAAATAAAAATAACGAATCAAGTCCAACAAATAATACTCAAACTATTCCTTTTTATGGTGTCAATGATAAAGTGGACATATTCGCAAATACACTTGCAATACTGAACGATTTAACTTCATACACACAAAGAGGTGTTCAAAATTTTGAGATTAATGAAGATATCATATGTACTCCATTTGCCGATAGGCTAGATAATGGAGTTGCAGGGTGGACTGCAGAGTTTACACTTACAACTCACAATGATAAAAATCGTTGTCTTTTTTTTTTAATACCCGTTGACCAAGGTTTTATTATTGAAGATTGTTCTACCGGAAGTAGATACAAAGCATTATTAGATGCAGGTACATATTCAACTGCAACAGGTGGTGTCTTTTCTACTATTAAATCACCAGGGTTATCAAATACATATCCTAACTTGGTGTGTTATACTATTGTAGAACCAATTGATAGTGAAGATTGGGATTTAGTAAACCTTCCAATACTTCAACCAGGAACTTTACAAAGTTGTGAGATATGTAATTTGTGGATAAATCCTAAAGTTTGGTCTACGACTCCTGCTGCATGGAGTGGAACTGATGCAGAATTTAGAACATGGGCGACAGTATAAAAATTTAAAATAAAAATAAATGGGTAGTTTAAGTAACCTTTATATTTCACAATCGTATCAATCACTAATACATTTAGCGACTGATAATACAGCATCTGCAACTTTAATACCTTTGCAAGATGGTTTAGGTAATTCTATTGGAGTAGCAGTTAATACACGAGGAGATTTATTTCTTTCAGGTAGCTTAACTGCATCTTTGCAAGAAGGATATTTGTATGTTGGTGATGGCAATGGTAAAACACGTGCATTCTCAACTTCATCGTTAGTTGTTAGTGTTAATACAGGTAGTTTAGTTACCACATCTTCTTTTAATTCTTATACACAATCGGTTAATACCCAATTAAGCAATTTAAACCTATATACAGCAAGCAACGACACAAAGTGGAATAATCTATCATCTCAATCGGGAAGTTGGATTACTGAATCGGAAACAGCAAGTTTTGCATATATTAATAGAGATAATAACTGGTCTGCAAACCAAACATTCACAAATATAACTGCGGTATCTGCATCTTTTACTTATGTTCAAACAACATATGAAACCGCATCGGTAATTTATTCTTCAGGTAGTAACCAATTCGGAGATGAATTAAGTGATATACAAACACTTTCAGGTAGTGTTAAGGTGCAAGGTAGTTTGACAGTAAATGGAACTGCGGTATTGACAAGTTCAGTAGATTTAACTCCTTTAAATAATTTTACTTCTTCTCAAAATACTAAAAATAGTACATTAGAAAGTGTAACTGCATCTTTACAACAATTTACTTCTTCTGCAAATAGTAGATTAAGTTCATTAGAAAGTGCAACATCATCATATGCAATTAGTGCATCGGTAGCAGCAGTTGATGCGGCACAACAATCACAAATAAATGCTTTGATAGCAGCAACAGGTTCATATTTAACTGCATCTGCTTCATTAACATCTTTAAATGATTTTACCGCTTCACAATATGTAAGTAATTCATATTTTGCTACAACTGGAAGCAATTCATTCAATGGTAATCAAACAATGACAGGTTCATTGATTGTAAATTACAATCCAGTAGGTAATCCTCAATTAGTAGTCGATAGTAATAGTGGTGAAGTAACATTGAGAAAAACAACAGGTGCAAATCCTTTATTTATTTATTCTAATCAGGGTATACAAATAATACCTTCAGCTGATGGTGTAATAATTGATACAAATAATACATTAATAAATGCATCTAGTGGAATTAATAACCAATTACAATCTACTACAATAAATGGTACATTTACTGCATCTTTGCAAGAAGGATATGTTTGGGTTGGTAATGGTGCAGGAATAAGTACGACTGTTGCAACATCTTCATTTAGTGGAGGTGGTGGTGGAGCAAGTCTTACATCTTTAAATGCATTTACTGCATCTCAATATATTAGTAATTCATTTTTCGCAACAACTGGAAGTAACACATTTATAGGTGATGAAATAATTAGTGGTAATGTTAATATCACAGGTAGTTTAACTGCAAGTGGTTTAATTTATCCTTTAGCTGATAATGGTGCGTTATCATTTATACAATCAGATGGTGCAGGTAATTTATCTTTACAATATGTTAAGACAATTTATCAAAATATTAGAAACAGAGAAACTTCTTCTATTTTATTAGGAACTCCTTTATATGTTAGTGGAGCAACAGGCGATAACGCAGATGTTTATATTGCGCAAGCAGGTAATCCATCAAGATATCCTGCAACATTAATAGCAGGTGATGCAACATTGGCAGCATCAGCAACAGGTAAGGGTATTGTAAGTGGTGAAATAAAAGGTCCTGATACATCTTTATATTCGCCAGGAACAATTATTTATTTAGGTGCATTAGGTGGATGGACTGCGACTCGTCCAACTGGTAGTACAACACAAGTTCAAATATTAGGTGTTGTAACTAAGCAAGGTAATAATGGTGAAGGTTTGGTGATGAATCAACTTGGAACCGAATTACCAAATATACAAGAAGGATATTTTTGGGTAGGTAATGCAAGTGCAACTCCAATAGCAATATCAACTGGCTCATTTGTAAATGAAAATGAAACAGGTTCATTAGTAACAACTGCAAGTTTCAACGCTTATACAGCAAGTAATGAAACAAAATGGACAACATTAGCAAATGTAACTGCATCGTTAAATTCTTATACTGCATCTAACGATACTAAATGGAATAATCTTCAAACAACAACTGCTTCGTTCTCTACATCCGTTGCAGTATTAAGTTCTTTAACTGGAAGTTACGCAACAACCGGAAGTAATAATTTTATAGGAACTGAAACAATATCAGATGCAGCTGGTAACTCATTAACAATAGCGCCTTATAGTGGTTCGTATGTATTTGTTCAAAAAGGATTTGCATCAGGTAGTGCAAACTTAAACCATATCACTGCAAGTAATGGTGTGAGTTCAACTCCTTTTGGTGGAAACTTAATAATCAAAAGAGATAATAACCAAAACTCAATAATAATTTCTGGTAGTTCAAATATCATAACAAATCCAGGCGCTAACACTTCAGGATTTGTAAGAATGTTAGGTAATGAGAATTTAATACTTTCTAATACAGGTGTTCCACAAGTTAGTGGCAGTATGATTGCTAGTGGAGTAAATACATTCAATATATTTAGAAATACAACTGCGGGTGGTGCAGTGATAGTAAGAGGTGCATCGACGGGTTCTTTCACAATGAGTGGTAACTTATATGGAGGTACTATAAATTTAGGAACTACAGCAACTACTGATATGAAACAAGCGGGTGTAGGTATATCACTTTCTCAAAATGTAATACAAGGTTCTCTTACAGGTACTGCATGGAAAACTCCATTAAGTGCATCTGTTCAAGCTAGTACAAACTTTATTGGAGGTGCTGTAACATTAACTATGGATAGTTCATCAATTCAAATGAGTGGTATGACTGTTCAAGGTATTTTAGGTGTTAATAGTTCATATTATCCATCAACATTAAATACATCAGCAGCAACTTCTGTACAAGTAGGTGCTTCGTTTGGAAATAATAACTTAATATATTCATCAGGTAGTAATGCAACATTTACAACTGCTAGACAAGTAAGTGCCGGTCTTATTGCAGGTAATAATAACACATTATCGGTAAACCAAAATGGTGATACATCACATATGGTTGCCGTTTCAATATTAGGTAGTTCTTTAGCAGTAACCGGAAGTTCAACATTTTATACAGCAACCGCAGGAGCATCACATGGTAGTACATTTGTTGGTAGATTTAATGCGCAAAATGGTAACAGAGCAAAATCTGCAGAAACTATATTTGCAGTAGGTACAGGTACATCAACATCAGCAACTAAAACAGGTTTCTTAATTGATTCTGGTTCTAATACATTTGTTGAAGGTAGTTTAAGTGTATCAGGTAGCACAGCGTTTACAGGTTCTGCTCCATCTATATTGAGTGGTTCGTTCAGCGGTAGTTTAATTACTAACTTAACTGACACATATACTGATGTAGCAGCAATACAACAAATCGTATCGTTATCATCAGGCTCATACGCAGGATTAGTATCTGGAAGTTTAACAAACTCAAACACATTATACATAATAGTTTAATATGAGTATATTTTTAGGCTCATCTACATTAACGGATTTAAGATTAGGAACTTCTCAAGTATCAGCAGCATATTTGGGAACTTCTCTTGTCTATCAAACGGCATCAATTGCGCCATTTGATTCTGATGCTTTAAATTTTATTACTGCTTCTGGAATTAGTGGTAGCGATGCAACTGCAATTAATACTTTGGTTGTTTCTCTTAAAAATGATAATATATGGAATAAATTAACTGCAGCATATCCTTTTATTGGAGGTACTGCTGATAGTAATAAATATAATTTAAGAAATCCGCAAAATACAGATGCAGCATTCCGCTTAACTTATGTGACTGATACAAACGCATCAATAACTTATTCAGCATCAGGATTTGAAGTTAAAAACGGACAGGGCGGTGGACAAGAAAATGATGGTGCATATGCTGTAACATACATTAATCCAAATACTACTGGTTCATTGGGAGATGAGCATATGTCGGTTTATATTAATTCAAATTATACACAAACAAATAGTGACCCTGTTCAATGTGGTGGATTTCAAAATGGTGGAGCAAGTAGTTTAATGGCTATAAAAAATCCATCAAGTTCTGATAGATTTGCTGTCAGAATGAATGGTGACGTATTTACAGGAAATGTTGATACTACTACTGCCGGATTTTGGGTAGCTACAAGAAATTCAAATACATTAACTATGTATAATAATGGTGGAACCGATGAAGCAGGTGCACCAACTACGAATGGAGTTTTACCAGATGCAAATATATTCATTGGTGCATTAAATATTAGTAATAACGATTATGGGCCAACTTGGACTAGATTTGCTTGGTTTTCTTACGGAAGTGGTTTAACTTATACTGATTCTGTAAATTTATATAATGCAGTACAAACATATCAAACCTCATTAGGTAGACAAGCTTAATATGGCAACTTTAAACGATATAACCAAAAAGACTAAAACTTTAGCTGATGTAATATCAAAGAAGGCGGCTAAGTTTGCTCCTAAAAAGACAGGTACATTAAGAGATGCATTGATTAGAGAAAATAACTTTAATACAATGGTTGAATTTGGACCTGCAAGTACACAAACAAAGATTTCAAAAAACATTACATTCACATATAACTATGCACCAGACGGTGCACCATATGGTATGTTTTGGAATGACCCGACAGTATCTTATCAGGTTAGAAATCAAACCACAGGTAATAAAGATAAAATAAATTTTGCTCAGCAAGCTTTAAACGACCCTTCAATAGATTCTTTATTTAATGATTTATCTGATAATATAGCTGAGATGGTTGCGAATGGTTTAAAAGATAGTATTAATGATTTAGATAAAGACTAACATCAAATACTTTTTTTAAAATTTCGGTTATTATTAAAAAGGAAATAATAAATGTCATTATCAATAACACAAACTCCTGCGCAAGTTAATTTTGCACAATCACCGATTATATTTACAGTCGCTGAATCAGATGCAAATCTTTTAACATCTGCATCATTTCAATATGTAGGTAATTTATATTATTGGCAGGGTGCACCACAAGCATCAAGTTCGGTTGCAGAATATGTAATTGTAAAATATCCAAACACTTCAGGCGTTGGTATTTTTGACTTGAATAGAATTATCAATTCAACACTTACTGATTTAGCAATACAAAACCAATCAAATGTAGAATATTTCGCAGTAGATTTTTATACTCAATACTATAATGGAACTTCTTATATTACAGGTTCACATTTAAAATCTTCAACATATAAAGCAATTGATGGATATGGTATATTCCAAGAATCAATTGGAATGAATATGACATCTGCATCTGTTCATTGGCCATTAATGACAGATGGACCAGTAACTCAATCTGTATTTTTAGATAACTACGGAAGTGCAAGTGTATATGTTGGTGAAGCAGGTGGTGTTACACCAACTAAAATAGTTTATACATCTAATTTAGGAACTGCTAATTTTAATGTTAGTAGTAATGTATCATCATCAGGACAAATAGCACAATATCCAATAGGACCGGCAGCATCTAACTTTCCATTATCAACAATAGGTATGCAGTGGTTTACAACTCAAGCATACAATGGTTCAACTCCATTAGGAACTTCAATTAAATATGAAGTGAATTGCTTACAAAAATATCCGAATGTAAGAATTAAATGGAAAAATAGATACGGACAATTTGATTTCTTTAACTTCTATATGGTTAATAAGCAATCATTCCAAACTGAAAAAAGAACATATCAACCGCAACTCGGTTCATGGGAAAGTTCAACCTTATCGTATCAAAGATATGATAGTGGTGTTCTTAACTATGTTGCTGATTCAAAACAATCTATATTGGTAAACACATTTTGGATTCCTGAAACATATAATGAATTAATAAAACAATTATTAGTTGCAGATGAAATCTATTGGGTTTATGATGAAGCAAATGATTTAGTAAGACCATTAACAATCGCAACATCTGATATTATGTTTAAAACAGGCGTTGTAGATAAGTTAATTCAATATAGTTTTGATTTCAATTTTGGACAAGCTTACAAATTAATAATATAATGGGAGTTATATCAACACAAGGATTTCAGTTCAGATTATTAGCAGGTGAAAACCCAAAAACACAATTAGACCTTTTTAAAGATGAAGATATTAAGTTATCTAACAATGTAACAGGTCTTTTTGATATTGGAGTTTTGCCGGCTGATTTTACTCGTCAAATTACATTACCAGGAACAAAAATAAATAATGCTTTCTTTGAGCATGTTTATGATATTAGTGTGGATTCACCATTCTTATTTGCAACGAACATTAAAGTTCCTGCATATTTTGACTTTGGTGGAATTTATTTATCTAATGGATATTTGCAATTGAATAAAGTAAATGTAATTGCAAATAAATTTATTGATTCATATGAAGTAACAATATATGGTGCTTTATCCAGTTTCGGTAGAGATATCAATAGAGCATATTTAACAGATTTAAATTCTTTATCAGCTTACAATCATACATCATCTTACAATAACATTTCAGCAAGTTGGAATGGAAATTTATTTAATGGTGATATAGTTTATCCATTAGCAGATTATGGTGCAGGTTGGCAATTTACTCCTGCAAATGATTATACAGGTATAGATTCTAATTTAGGTGCTATGACTGTGCAAGATTTCAAACCTGCTATTAGAGTTAAAAAAGTATGGGATGCAATCTTTGATTATGCAGGATATACTTACTCATCTTCATTTTGGAATCAAAGTTGGTTAGATGATGTATATGTTTTTTGTAATAATGCATTAAAATATCCTGAATATCCTGATGTAGATTTAGAAACATTGGGTACAATTAAGATTAGTGCAATTTCAGGTAGTGGTCAAACTAACCTTAATATTCCACAATTAACTGTCACACGTTTGCCTTGGTATAATGTTGAAAAAGACCCATCAAATGTTGTTGGTACAAATTCAGCATATACATTAGCATTAGACCATCCTTCATCTTTAAGATGTATACTTAATTTAGATATTAATTTATCAGGTTCGCTTGGTGGTCCTCAAGTTAATTTTCATATAATAAATACTGGCTCATTAGCGACTGTAACATATTCTACATTAGTTGATATTAACAGATATTATAGCGATAAAACATATTCTGATTTTGCAGCAGGTAATACAGGTCAAAATTCAACTACGATAGTTCAGCAAGAGTTTACAACAGGTCAAATAAGTCCTGGAACTTATTATTTTGCATTAGAATGGTTAGACCAATTTGGTGCACCATATAATAATTTTACTTTTACGTTAGACCCATCAGGTGCACCTAAATCATATTTAGAAGTTACAAAATTAGAACAGGCGGCTGATGGTAGAGTGTTGGATATTCCTTCGAATATGCCTTATGGTACATCTGGTATTAAGTTAGTTGATTTTATATTAGGATTGCAAAAGAAATTTAATTTAGTAATTTATCCAAATAATACTAAACAAAATGAATTTATTATTGAAACATTTAATGATTGGTATACAAAAGGTGGAATAAAAGATTTTAACAGATATGTTAATTTAGATGAAAAAATTGAAATAATTCCTGCAAATAACTTTGCTGTAAATAAATTGAACTTTGGTGATACATTAGATAATGATTATGTATCTCAACAATTCTATAAAGGAGCAAATAGAGAATTTGGTAAAACATATTACATAGATAATACAAACTTTTATTCGCAAGGTGAATTTAATGTAAAAACAACATTTGCATCTTCACCATTAATTTATATGCAAGGTACAGGTTTATCAGGTTCGGTTGAGGGTATTAATCCAACTCCACCTGCATCAACTCAATATGTAATTGGTAACGCTGGATGGAGTAGTGATTATGCAGCATGTAATAATACATATTATTATCCAACTATTGTATATGCAGTAGAAAGTGACCCTGCTTCGGTAACTAAATTATATACCGATGCTAATCTAACTACACCTTTCAATGGAGCATTTAGTTATTGGAAATGGGGATTCCCTTACTTCTATTCAAAATATTCATCTTATATTGATAGTAGTGGAAACATTAATACATTCTATAATTGTTAATATATGGCAGTACAAAAAATACCTTTATACATTCCAAGTTTCATAAACTCAGCAACATATGCGCCGGCAAGAGTATTACCACGTATTTACTTTTACAATGGACAAGTTGATTGTGAATATTGGTGGGTTACAAATGAAAGTAATGCAGCAAATAGACAAGATAAATTTCCTTATTTTGACCACTATAATGTTGTAACAGGAAGTTTTCCAACAGGAGATAGTCGTTCACTTCTTTTTAATAATGAAGCAGCATCATATGGAATAGCTCCTTCAGGAAGTTTATATTCAACTTATTGGGAAAAATACATTTCATTTCTATATGACCCAAGAACAAGAATTTTAAACTGCCAGGCTATCATACCTCTTGCTGATTATTTTAAAATGTCATTAAATGATGTAGTAAATTTTAGAGGAAATTATTGGCATTTAAGAGCAATTAATGATTATTCTTTAAAAACAGGTGAATGTAATTTACAATTAGTAGGTCCTATTATTAGTGATACATTTAATCAACTTACACCACAACCAGAACCAACGCCGGTTCCTGAAGAATCTTCATCAATTAATTGGTTTAGTATAGCAACAAGCGGTGCACCTTCATCATTTAGAATATATGAAAATGGAAGTAATAAAGTAACATCAACGTCAACAAATGGAGGTACTTTCTTCGCAACAGCATCACATACAATTGCTGCTGAATTAGATATTACATCTTTCCCATCTTCGGGTAGTGTAACAATGTCATTATTTGTAACAGGTGCTACAACATTTGCTACATCATCTTCTTCAAATGTAACATTGAGTACATCATTTACAGCAGTAGCAGGTCAAACATATTCTATTACAGGTAGTGTAATATATAACGCACCACCTAATCCAATTACATTTACTGTCGGTAGCGGAACTTATCCATTAAGCGGCACAGGTACTACATGTAGCGGAACAATAAAAAATAATAGCGGCAGTACAATTTATGTTTATGGTAAATTTAATTCAGGTGGTAATACTTCTGGTAATGTAAGTTCTGATGGTGGTAATGTAGATACAACAGCGTTATCATTTATAGGGACAGTTTCTGGAAGTGGACAAGATATTATTTCTACAAACTATCACACATTAAGTTCAGATAATACTACATATAATTGGGATTTAAGTAAAAATGATAGTATGACAAGTGGTGCAACAATAAGATTAGCATATTCTTCAACACCAGGTGGAACGCTTACTAATTTAACACAATAAAATTGTTATTAAGATATGATAGGAAGTATTATAGATTTATTAAGACTTGATGAATATAAGAATGGTTCAGAAAGAATTGAAATCGCTAAAGGAAAATATAAACTACCAACAGGCTGGAAAGATGTTTGGTATAAAATAAAAAGACACACATGGCAGACAAAACCATTAAAGTAAAAGTAGATGTTGAAACAGATGTAGAACCATCTCTTGCGCAGCTGAGAGCACTTAAAAAACAAATTAAAGAAACAGCTGCAGGTTCAGAAGAATTCATACGTCTACAACAACAAATAGATGATGTACAAGATTCATTGGCAGCTGCAAGAACAGGAGCAGGTAACTTTACTGATGTCTTAGGTCAATTGCCTGGACCTATTGGTGCAATTGGTGGACAAGCTAGCGGTTTAATTACTACATTAAAACAATTTGGTACATTAAAAATAACTAACATACAACAATCATTTGTTGAATTAGGTAAAGATGTAACTGATATAGCAAAAGGTTTTATGGATTTGACCGGTATTACGAAAGTATATACCACTCTTAATGCCGCATTATCTAAATCATTTATAGCAGTTGGTATTGGAGAACAAGCAGCTGCAGCAGGAGCTAGAGCATTTGCAGCAGCATTAACTGCTACTGGTATTGGTGCATTAGTAGTAGGATTAGGATTACTTATTGCCAATTGGGATAAAGTAACAGATGCAATAATGGGTGCAACTGCAGAATCTAAAACATATGAAGAAGCACAATCTGCGGTAACCAAAGAACTTACTGACTTTAATAAAAAATTAATTGATGTTCAGGGTTCCTTTAAAGCAGCGAAAGAAGGTACGATTTCTAAACAAGATGCCCTTAAACAATATAACGATACATTAGGTAAAACAATTGGATATGCAGGTTCATTAGAACAAGCGGAAGAATTGATGGCAACTAATACTCCTGTAATAATTGAGAGTATAAAATTAAGAACACAGGCGAATGTATTCTATGCTAAATCTGCAGAAGCAGCAGCTAAAGCAGTAGCAGGAGAAGATATTGAACCAACATTCTGGCAAAGTGTAGGTAACTTTATTAAGGTAGGTGGTAATGTGTTTGCATTTGCTGGTAAACAGGCTGAAACTATTGGTGAAAATTATGCTGACCTTAGTGTTAAAACTGAAAAATTTGCAGCAGAAGGTGATAAACTTACTCAACAGGCAATTGAGAATGATAAGAAATTAAAGAAAGGATTAGCTAAACCACCTGATTTTAGTGGTACTAAAAAAGCAAGTAATGATGCATTAAACGAAATTAAAAAAGGATTTGAAGATGCAAGATTAACTTTGTTAAGTGAGCAAGAAAAAGAATTAGAACAAGTAAAAATAAAATATGATACATTAGCAGCTAAAGCTAAAAAGTTTGGTAAAGATACTACAATACTTGAACAAGCAAGAGAAAAAGAAAATGCTGCAATTAGAGAAAAGTTTGCTAAACAAGAAGCAGATAGAGCCGATAAAGCAGCAAAAGAATTATTAGATAAAAAGCAAAAAGAATTAGATGATGCTACATCATTAGAAGAACAAAAATTAAATTTAAGATTTGCTAAAGGTGAAATAAAAGAAAATGAACATCAAACTAAATTATTTGAACTTCGTAAGAAAGCAGCAATTGAAAATGAAACACTAACTAATGCCTCTTTACAAAAAGAACAGCAAGATTTAGGTGTTGCATATGCTACTGGTGAATTAACATTAGAACAATATAATAATAGGAAAAACGAAATACAAGATGCAGCTTTACAAAAGAATAAAGATTATATAGCTGCACAAATTGATTTAGAAAAATATAATACAGAACAAAAGAAATTAAGTGCTGAAGAAGAAAGAAATATAATTGCATCAAAATTACAAGCACAATTCGAAGCATTAGATAAAGAGAATCAAAGAATTGAAGGTGATTTTGCAACTGATATGGAACGATTGGCTCAGCAAAAAGAAATACTTGCAGAGCAAGAAGCAAATGATTTAGCTAATTTAGATTTGACTGAATTCCAAAAGACAGAAATCAGACAGAAGTACGCTAATCTAAGAAAGAATATATCTGACCAAGAAATTGAAACTGAAAAAGCTGCACAACAAGCGAAGGTAGATTTACAAAATGCATATTTAGATTTATTCGGACAATTTGGTTCTACATTACAGGCATTAGCAGGTAAGAATAAAGGATTACAAATCGCTGGTATTATTATAGAACAAGCAGCTTCGATAGGTAAGATTATTGTAAACACTGCAGCTGCAAACGCAAAAGCAGTAGCTGCATTTCCTTTAACGGGAGGTATGCCATTCGTTGCTATCAACACTGCATCTGCAGCATTAGGTATTGCAGCATCAGTAGCAGGAGCAGCAAAATCAATATCACAAATTAACGCAGCAGCAAACCAAGCGGGTATACAGGGTGGTAGTGGAGCACCAGCAGGTGCAGGTGGAGCATCAGTTCCTCCTCCTGTTGCACCAAAGGTAGCAAGTACTGCGGCACCTGAAATACAAACAGGTGGTGGTATGAATCCAACAACACAATTAGCAACAACTATTGGTAGAACACAGGCTCCAATAAAAGCATATGTAGTGAGTGGTGATGTATCATCTGCACAGGCTTTAGACCGCAGAACTTCGAGAGCAGCAACATTTAGTGGTGGATAACCATTTTTAAAACTTTGAATGTTATTAGATTATGAAACTATATGAATTACAAATAGAAGATGATATGGATGAAGTGTTTGCGATATCCTTAGTAGAATCGCCAGCAATAGAATCTGATTTCATTTATTTTGATAAGGAAAAAATTCAGTTTGCAGCAGTAGATACTGAAAAAAGAATGCTTATAGGTCCAATTTTAATTCCTGATAAGCATATACTACGCATTGATGGTGAAGGACAACCTTATCATGTATTCTTTACTAAAGAGACAGTAAAAAGATTAGCACAGAATTATTTAAAGAAAAAATATACTGATAAGGCTACATTAGAACATGATAAAACCATCAAAGGTGTAGATTTAGTAGAAAGTTGGGTAAAAGATGGTCCTTTGGATAAAAGTAATAATTATGGTTTAAACATTCCACAAGGTAGCTGGGTAGGTTTATTTAAAATTTCAGATGATAAAATTTGGAATGATTATGTAAAGACCGGCAAAGTAAAAGGATTTTCTATTGAAGGATTATTCAGTCATAAATTAGTTAAAGCATCTGCTGAAACTATTTTGGATAAAGATATAGAAGATTTAAGTGAAGAGGAAGCCACTATGTTTCTTTCAATGATAAAAGCATTGGTTAAAAAAGATAATAGATACGGCAAAGGTAAAAGAGTAGAGATGGAATCTTATTCCGATTATGGTTCAGCAGTTAGAAGTAATGCAAAGAGAGCATTAGAGTGGGTAGATAAAAATGGTTGGGGTTCTTGCGGTACACCCGTAGGAAAATTAAGAGCAAACCAGTTGGCGAAAGGTGAACCAATCTCAATAGATACAATAAAGAGAATGTATTCATTTTTAAGTAGACACGAAGGTGATTTACAATCATCAACTGCATATGGTGATGGATGTGGAAAATTAATGTATGATGCATGGGGAGGCAAGAGTGGATTGAGATGGAGTAGAAATAAATTAAGAGAATTAGGATTACTAACAGAAACAGAAGCTAATCCATCTATTAGTTCATCTTATCCTGGAGAAGCAGCAACAACTAAAAAGAAAAAAGATTTAATTGTTGCGCCAGCATTATTAGAACCAAAAACATTAGGATTAAAATAAAGATTATGGCAAGTATAGTAGAAATCGTATCATATTTTAACAATGCAAAGCAGCAAGCAATTGTGTGGCATCATGGCACTACATCTTTATCTGAGCATGAAGCATTGGGTAAATTCTACAATGAAATTGAAGGATTGTTAGATGGTTTGAGTGAATCATACGCCGGTATCTATGGTAGATTAAAAGGATTTGATGTTGATGATTTAATGGATTGGGGTGGATTGGATAACACAATAGCATACTATAAAAATTGTTATGTGTGGTTACAAGAAGAAAGAAAATCAGCACCGCAAGATAGTTGGATTCAAAATCAATTAGATGAGATTGCAACTTTATTAGGTCAAACACTTTATAGATTATCTTTAAGAACTAATGGATAGTAATAAGGTATATAATAAGTTGATGAACTTTGCTACGCAAGAGATATCATTTTCTGAATTTCAGGAAATGTTATTTGCATCAAGTCAAAGTAATCCAATAAGAGTAGGATGGGAAACCTTAGAAGGTAATAACAGATACTATTGGATGTATTGGGATTCTGCAGCATATACGGGTGATAAAGCATCACAAACAAAAGCAGCAGAAGATATGGTAAATATACAAGTGTTAGGATTGAGTGGAGATTGGAGAACATTGGATTATAGTTCGGTATCCAAATGTAGATTTAACGGACAAACATTTAAAGTAATTTAAAAAATTAAAAAATAAAAAACAATGAGCAAAATTTTAAACCAAGCGTCATATGTTGAGAATGGACAATTTTCAGGTGGACAAGCAGTAACAGGTTCAAACCCTATTGGAGAATTACCATTCACAGCAGGTGGATTGTATATTGGTCAAGTTGGAAATTTAACTGCACAAACAATTGATGGTTCTTTAATCACATTTGTATCTGCAAGTGGATTTATTCCAGGTATCTTTACCGCTATATCATCTTCATCAACTTGTGGTTCTATCGTAGCATTAAAATAATAAAAGAATGTTGTATTTAAGAAATACCAATCAAACTCAAACACTAGCGCAGCAAATCGAAAGAGGCCCTGCTGAACCTATACCACCAACCCCACCGGTTGATGTATATTTAAATGGTTTAGGAAGAAGTGTATATAATGGTAACTTTGATGGTGCACCTAACTGGTTTGCAACAGCAACTCAATCAGGTTCTACTGTCGTAGATAGCGGTTCTTTGGTTCCTGTTTTAGCAGAACCTGGTCCGCCAGAAGTATATAAAAGTAATCAATGGTTGGGATATTTTAAAGCATCTACAACTGAAACTTATACATTCTTTTTGAGAACTGATGATAACTCAATATTGTGGATTGGTGGTGCAGCAACTGCATCGGTATTAACAACAGGTAGTGCATTAATAAATAACCCTACAAGTGTAAACACTCGTTCAGGAAGTATTGCATTAACATCTGGAAGTTACTATCCAATGAGATTACAATACGCTGATGCATTGGGTACACAATTCTTTACATCAAGTTTCTCTTCGCCAACAATTACAAGAACGACAGATTATACAGGATACACATTTTGTATTTCATCATCAAAAGGATTTTAAAATTAAAAATTATGCCAGTAGATATTAAACCAGGAGAGAGCGAACAAGATTTTATATCTCGTTGTATTGGTGAAGAAATAAGTTCAGGTAAAGAACAAGACCAAGCAGCAGCAATATGTTATTCATATTGGAGAAGAGATAAGATGAGTAAGATTAAAGATACATCTGCTAAAGTAATGGCAAGAGTAAAATTTGATACTGATTTTAGAGGAATAAATTTACAAGCTGCAGGATTAGAAGATGCATGTTGGCCAGGTTACGAAGCTATCGGAACAAAAGATTTGGACGGAAGAGAAGTTCCAAATTGTGTTCCTATTTCGGAATCAAAATAAAAAGAATGTTTAACATATTTAAACGTAAAGATAAATTCAATTCAACTCTTTATGATTTAGAGTTGAAGATTGAAGCGCAAGCACAATTAATAGCAGAACTTCGTTCAATGATATTAGAAATCGGTAAACAAGTAAATGCATTAGAAATAGAGGTATCATATTTAAGTAATAATCGTTATGGCAAAGGGCTCTAAAGCAGATAGTAGGAAAGTAAGTTTTGGAAAAAGAAAAACAGGTCCTGGAACAGGAACTAAATCTTTTAATAAACATACACCTAAACCAAAAAGGTATAGAGGACAAGGAAGATAAAATTGCGTTCTTACCTAATATAACCTATTTTAAGAAGGTATAATCTATGAGTCGATAGATTGTATCAAATCGGAGAATAATCACAGGAAGCAAAAAAATAACCCCAACCATTTACGGCTGGGGTTTGTTGTTAGAAAACAGCAACTAACAACTTTTATGGAACAACTATTTTATTTTTTCATATATTTAAGTTATAAGTAATCTTTGATTGACACTGTTGTGTTTACTTTAATATTATTAATGTAGTTGATATTATTAATATCTAATGGTGGAAAAATCAAATCCCATTCCATTAAAAACTTTTCAGACTTTTTGCCGTAGTCCCAAACGTATCTTTCATAGTGCATTTGCCCTTCAATTTTTAAGCATGAAATCCGTTTACCTGTGGTTTTATTAATTGGCTTTCCAAGCAATTCTTTGACAACGTGGATTAAGCATTTTTCCTTTTTCTGATTAAGTTCAGAAATAAGGCTGCTTATAACAGCAGTTTGGCAAGATGCGGGGGTTGTTTTTTCGTTTGACATATTCGTGTTTGTTTAAAATTATTACTTCGTTTGTGGCTTAGTGGGTTAAATTCCCGCACCTCGCCAAGCTGCAAAACGTTATCTACAATTGTACCGAACGTAGATAATTAGCGTATAACTCTGTAAATTGAACCATTGCTGTAAAACTAAAAAAAGGCTTGTTTTGTAATCCTTCTAGTAAATTAGCATCATCAGGAAATTGTTTTTTGTAAAATTCTGTAGGCGATAAAACAACTGTAGATAAATTTGATGAATTTTTTGTATTTGTTTCCATTGTTTTTAAGTTTATCATTAATAATCCGCACTGCGTAAACACTATGTTAGCAAACGTTATACTCTCTTTTCATATATTCTTTTGCTGTTTCATCATTCGGATTCCAAACACCTGCGTCATAGGCATCAATCATGTCTTGGAGAGTATAACGATTGCTAACATAGTGTTTACGCAATGCTTTAAGTTCTACTATACAATCAATGTATGCACCTTTTCTTGCTCTATCTTCTTTTGTTTTATCTCCACAAGCTTTTGCTTTTTCTTGGAGTTTTTTAATTAGTTCATCCATTCTATTTAAGTTTATCATTAATAATCCGCACTGCGTAAACACGCAAACCTTTATGTGTAATTCAAAAACCGAAATCTCTAATAATGGCTTCCTTTTGCATGTAATATTTAAAACAGAAGATAAAAAGCACTGATATATTGATGCAGAAATAAAACAAGGCTAACCAAGACTCTTTTTAGATTGATTTATGGCAACTCAAGCAAACATTAGAGAC